AGTGGTGGTGGGGGCTACAATGTGTGGTTCTACTCCTCTGTTGATGCTTTGTCTGTTGTTCGTGCATCAGGGTACTTTAATGACGCGGCTGGCATGATGAATGTTGGCGATGTTGTTTTCGTATACGATAACAATGCACCTACACTTGGCATTTCTGTAGTGCTTTCAAATACTGGAAGCGTTGTAGATATTGCTGATGGCACTGCAATCACAGTCACTGATAGCGACTAAATTAGGGAGAGGGGGTGAAAGCCCCCTCGACTCTCATGGCTCTAACTAGCACCACTGCAAATTCACCTATTGATATATGTAGCAGAGCATTAATTCTTATTGGTGCTGAACCTATTACCTCATTTGAAGACGGCAATACTGAAGCACTCGTTGCTGTTAACATGTACGAAGATATTGCAAGGGCATCTCTTGTTAATACACGCTGGCGTTTTGCAACAAATCAAGCAGTGTTAAATAGATTAAGCGATGCTCCAACAGGGCGTTATGAAAAGGCATATCAGCTACCAAGTGATATGCTTATGCTTCATGCAGTAACTGTGCAAGACTTGCCAATAGAATATCAGACATATGGCAATAAAGTTTATTCTGATACTTCTGATAACGATACTTTAGTTGCTGATTATACATTTAGGGCTGAAGAAGACACTTGGCCTTCTTACTTTACTATTGCTGTTGTTTATTCTTTATCTATTGTTTTTGCTACTTCTATTGCAAGAAACTCAAATCTTGCTGGGATTATGGCAGATCAGGCTCAGATAACTATGGCAAAGGCTAGAAACTTAGATGGCCAACAGCAAACATCTCGCAAGCTAGTAACATCAAGGTTTATTGCTGAAAGGCGTAGTTAATGGCTAGGGTAAGTGTTCCTCTGACTAATTTTCAGTTTGGAGAGATTAGCCCATCGCTTCTTTCAACTGATACAAACATATACAAAGCGGCCGCTAAGAAGGTTGAGAACTTCTTTCTTAGAAATGAAGGTGGTCTTTTAAAAAGATATGGCACCGAGCGAATCTATGAGTTTGACACAACAGTAGATTCATCAAAGACCTTTCAGCACAGACTTGTGCCTTTTATTTTTTCTGATGATGAGAGATACATTGTTTCACTTGAGAATGCAAAGATTAGGGTTTTTATTATTGACCCTAGCACTGGCGTTGTTTCTTTAACTGCAACTATTACACAAGATGTAGATAGTGCCGCTTTGCCATTTGCTGACACAATATTAAAAGAACTTACATTTGCTCAAGCTGGTGACAATATGTTTATTGCACATCAGACGTTTATGGTTAGAAAACTTGTTCGTACTAGCTTAACTGCATTTGAAGTACAGACAATGACATTTGATGAGTCTGTTGATGGCTTTGGGATTAATCAACCATACTATTCATTTCATCCAGCATCTATGACACTAGACCCATCTGCATCTTCGGGAAATGGTGTTACTGTAACCACAAGCTCTGCATACTTTGATACAACAGGAACTCAAAGTGGTGGGAATTACGCAGATTCAAAGCATGTTGGCGTAACTCTTAGATACCACAAAAATGAAATTGTAATAACTTCTGTTCAGTCAGCAACGCAAGCAACTGGCAATGTTAGAAATGAATTGCTTGTACACTTGGATACTGATGCGCTAGAGACTGTTGATGGTTCAGCAACTGTTTATTTAACATTTGCATTGCATGGATATTCTGTAGGCGATTCATTTGATATTAGTGAAGCTGGCAGTGTTGGTGGTATATCAGCAAATCAAATTAATGGTACAAGAACTGTTGTAGAAGTTATAGACGAAAATGTATTTACATTTACGGCTGGTGGAACTGCTAATGATTCTGTTGTTGGTGGTGGTGCGCCAAAGATTGTTAGTCATGCTCCTACTACAGAATGGCAAGAACAGTCCTATTCGGGCCTGAGAGGCTTTCCAGCGGCCATTGCGTTTCACGAGAACAGATTGTGGCTTGCTGGCACAATAGCCCAGCCTGACGGCATCTGGGCTAGTCAAACAGCGTTTTATTTTAACTTTGACATTGGCGATGCTGGAGATAGCGATGCTTTAGACCTTACTGCTAGTATTGGTGAGATAAATACTATTAGGCATATTGTGTCTAATCGTGACTTGCAGATATTTACTAGCACATCAGAGATGTATATTCCTGCATTTAGCGACAAGCCTATTACTCCTACTAATGCACAGATAAGAAGACAAACTCCATTTGGTGCAGACTTTGTAAAGCCTTTAGTCTTAGATGGTGCTACTTTGTTTGTGCAGAAGACTGGCTCTGTCATAAGAGAGTTTATCTTTTCCGATGCTGAGAATGCTTATGTGTCTAATGGGATTAGTAATTTATCAGCGCATCTTATAGTAAATCCAAAGCAAATGACCATCTTGCGCGGTGCTATTAATAGACCAGAATCTTATCTATTTGTTGTAAATGATGATGGGACTATAGCTACATTTATTTCTAATAGAGCGGAGAAAAGAGCTGGTTGGTCACAGTTTACTACCAGTGGTAAATTTCATTCTATTTGTACTGTAGATGATAGAGTGTTTGTTGTGGGGCAGTATGATACTGGTGCTGGAACAAATAAGTTTGTTTTAATGGAGTTTCAATCAAATCTAAACATGGACTTCTCAGATAACTTCACAGGTAGTGCCGGAGTCTTTGACGTATCATCGCACTTTGAAAATGGCGCGGTAGTTAAGGTCGTTGATGGTACAGACTATCTTGGCGAGTTTACTGTTGCTTCTGGCAATGTTGATGTATCTGCTGTTGAAGAAATAACTGCGGCAGAGATAGGATACGCATTTGATGTTGAGGCTGAGTCTTTGCCTATTGATGCACAGCTAGCGTCAGGTCCTCTAACTGGTGAACCTCGATCATTAACAAAGGTGATTGTTGATTTGTTTGACACTATGTCTATATCCGTTAATGACAAAAAGCTTATTATACGTCAGGTTGGTGATGATCTAAGTGAAGACAGAACAGCTGTTACTGGCAAGAAAGAGTTTAGGCTATTAGGTTATTCGCGTGATCCAAGCGTTAAGATTACACAAACAGCACCATTAAAGATGCAAGTTAATGGTATTATTGCAGAGGTATCATTCTAATGTTTCAGTTTTTATTGGCAAATCCAGGGATGATTCAAGCGTTTGGTACTGGTCTAAGCGTTTTTAGCACACTGCGAAAAGGCGGGGCGGCAAAATCACAAGCTCGGTTTGATCAACAACAACTTAAAATTCAAATGGAGCAAAACAAACTTGCTACACTTGAGCGTATGAATGATCGCAATGAACAGTTGTTGGCCAATGAAAAAATTAACCGAGCATATGCCTTTAGTAAATTAGGCCGTGATCCTAGCGATCGATCTTTTAAGGCTTTCCAGCAAAAGAACAGAGAGCTTGCCGCTCAAGATACTGATAGATTGCAAACGCAACATGCTCAGACTATAGGCAAATTAAAAACTGAAGTTCAGATGTCTCGCATGGCAGAAAAGAACGCTTTTACTGGAGCATTGCTTGGTGCTGGTAGTGCTGTTGCCAGTGGTTTATTTAGGTATCAAGTGTACAAATCAGATATGGATGGTGAGTAAATGCCAGTTATAAGAGAGAAAAGAAGTTATTTTACTCAACCAGTAGGCGTTGTTCGTGCTGGTGCTGATTCTTTTGGTGTTACATCTGGCATAGGCGAGTTAGCTGATTCCTTGATCAAAGGGTCTTATGACACCCTTGTTGAGCAAGCTAAAGAAAAGGGACAGGACCTAGCAAGAACTGTAAGGCAATCTAGCTTTAAGTCTTTAAATCCAGAAACTGGTCAAGTTGAAGCATTAAAGCCACCATCTACATTTGGTACTGCGGCCGCAAATGCGTATCAAGAGTTAATAGAAGCACGATATGTTGCAAGCTTAGAAGATGAAATAAACAACTCTGCAAAAGTAAATTTTGCTAGATATGAAAATGACAGAGATGGTTATGCTAAGTTTTCAACATCTTTAGAAGAAGATGTTAATGTTATTCTAGAAAAAGTTGATCCAAGGTTTAGTACTTTAACTAAGTCTTTAGGTTCATCTCTTGTTGCGTCATACGAATCAAACTTCTTGGTTAAAAAAATAAAAAGAGATCAAATAGACTCTATGAACGCTACTGTCAGCATTGTTAACAATAATGCTAATAGTGCTACTGGACTTTTTTCTAGCTTAGACTTTACATCAGATTCTTTTGATTCGCCAGAAAATAAAGAAGATATAGCTAATACATTTGAACAGATACAGGGCATATTAGATGCTAATAGTAGACTTGCTAATGATGCTTATCTTTTAAGCAGTGAGTCAGAAATATTAGAGATTACTCAAAATAATACAGTGGCGGCTATAACCGATGTTATGCAAGCCACGTTAGCAGAGATTGCATCAACAACTAATACAGAAGAAGAAGCCCATATTGCAATGGCTGTTATTTTAAGCAATGGCAATAATCTTGATAAACTATCTCCAAAGTATAGAGCTTTATTAGAACCTTTCTTTGAGCTGACAATTAATGGCAATGACACTGTCTTAGATAAAAATGGTGAATTAGTTATTGAGGATGGCAAGTCTAAGCAAAAGCTATTTCCTTTTGTTCAAGAAAAACTACAAGCAGTTATGAATCAATCAATGCCAGCTATTCGTGATAGAGAAAGAGATGCTCAGGCTGAAGAGGCTGAAATCAAAAGAAAACAAAACGAAGCAGAAATAATACAATTTGATAATGAAACAGGACCTGAGTTTGTAGAAACAAGCAGGGCATTGCTTTCTGAAAGTATTACCTCCGATAATTTTTCAGATACATTAACTACAATGAATAACTTAATGAATGAGTATTCTGCTGGGGTTAATAATTTAGATGAAACCCCTACTAAAAAACAACAAAGAATATCTGCATATAGAAGCATCTTGTTACTAGATGCGGCAGATGCTGTTGCTTTAAGTGGATCGCCAACTACCTTTACAAATCCTACCAATGGAGAAGTTGTAGAAAATAGCACTACCTTTTTTAGCATTGAAGAATCTAATGCAATAACTCAATGGGCTTCTACTGGCGGCAATCTTAATAACATTGATATGTTACCTGACCATCTACGCAATTCAGTCAAAGAATATATGGAGTTTGCTGGCGAAGATGCAAGATTAGCTTTAGGTTATTTATTAGACAAATCTAAAAGCACAATAGAGTCTCACGCTCAATCTGCTGTAGATGTAAAAAATAAAAATATTAGAATGCAAGTAATGCAAGGCATATACACAGGAAATGATGCCGATGAACAATTTGACAATATAGTCACGGCTCAAGCGATAGAAAATGCTTTTCCAAATTCTGTTACACAAGATAAGAATGGTGATTATGTGTCAACAATGGGAAATATATTTATTAATCCAAATGGTATTCCGGTTACTGAAGAAATAACTAAGCAAATGATGACAAGTAAAATTGTTAGCAAGGAATTAAAAAGTGCTTTTTTATCTTCGTTTTCAAATGAATATCCTATAGAGGTTCAATCAAATATTTTTAACACAATGCGCCAGCTTGATCTTCAAACAGATTCATTAGGCAAGCCATTAAACATTTTAAAAAATTCATTAACAGCAGAAGAATATTCTTTATATGAATCAGTAAACTCTGCTCTTGATTTTAATGGGAATAGTTATTTGCCTATAGCTTTAGCTAACGTAAGACAAATTGCTACTGATCCAGAAGGTGTTAAGAATAAAAAGGTTTCTAGATTTCAACCTCTTGTAAATAATCAATTTGAGGTGTTGGGAGCGAAAAAAATTCCAAACCTTTCAAAGTTAAGTAATGATCAAATAGATAATGTAATTATATTGGCTGGTTTAATAAACGCTGGAGTTGATGATCCTCTTATTCAACAAAGCATAAAAGATAAGTTTGCCCCATATATTAATTATAATGTAGCCGCAAATGGCGACCCAAGCGTTATATTTAATGCTATCGAAACTTATTATGATAATTATTACAAACCTGTTGATGGGATTATTGTAGACCCAATGAACCCTACTGCAAGTAGAACGGCATATTCCTTAGAAAATAAAAGAATAGGTTCTAGTGCAAAATCTAAGGCTTTATTTGTTACAAATTTAAATACTTATTTGAACGATAATAATATTCCAGCTTACATTGGAACTGTTGAAGATCATTTTGCAGATGGTAACAGGCACAATTTTGCTTTCAGCGTTGGTGGTGTAGCAGTTGCACCGCCATCTAGCGATGTTTCTAAATCTATTGGCGACAGACAAAGAGTTTACTTAATGCCAATACCGAATAGTCCATATGGATATTCTACACAAATAGACCCAACATCTAAGATTAATGGTATGACTGAAAATACATTGTACATTGGTGTTATAAAAAATGAAAAAGGCGAATACGAGCCATACACATATACAAGACAACCAAATGAACAGGAAAAACGTGATGGCATTGTATCTGAAGTGCCAGAAATGATGGCATTTATGTATTCTGATCTTGATGAAATTACCTTTGCAGAACAAGATAAGTTAGAAAAAGATTTGCAAATAAAAAATTTAGAACTGGCAAATTACTTGCGGATGCTTGCAAACAAATCACCAGATGATTTGTTAACGCCACTGACTGCTGGAATGCTTATTAATCAAATGAAATTTAAGTAGGAATAAAACATTGTCCATTGACCTTTTTCAAAGAAGAGATGCTATCTTTACACCAAAAACTTTGGTGCAAGATACGCCTACTTTTGGGCAAACTGTCTCTGCTAATCTTGGATATCAATATGCTCCAATTACTGATTTCCTTACTAGAAGATTTACAGTAGACCAAGCCGTTGATAATAGCTTTAATCCTATGGACCATATTGAAGGCTATGAGCAGTTTCCTGAGTTAATTCTTTCCCCAAATAAAGAAGATTTTGACATGAGGGTTGCGGCTATTGATGCAAACATTAGACGAAGATCGATAATGTATGAGTCATCAATGCTTGCTAATTTTGGTGCTGGGTTATTTGATCCTATTAATATTGTAGCCCTACCTTTTGGCGGCCCTAGTGTGAGTATAGGCAGATCAATGCTTAGAACTGGAGCATCTGTTGGGGCATTGCAAGCTGGTCAAGAAACATTAAGACAGCCATTTGATCCGCTTGCTAGTCCATTTGAACCTATTATGAATATTTCTTCTGCTATGGCTGGCGGTGCAATTATTGGCGGCTTGGTAAAGATACCAGCGGCAAGACGTGCATCTGCTTTTATTAAAACAAAAGAAGCACTAGGTGAATTTAATCTTGGATTTGAGCCTATAATAAACAGATTTAGACCAGACCCTACTACTGGCAGACCTTTATCACAGCTTGATCAAATCTCTATTGATGCTCATTTAAAGGGATTGCCTAACTCTATTGATGGACAAAAAAAACTACAGGCCGCATTGCAAAATTCTTTGGATGAACTTCCAGATGTCCCAAAAAATGCAACTGAGCGACAAAAATTAATAAATGGAATTGAAACATCTAAGAAAAAAATAGCTGAACATGAAGAACAATTAAGATTGTTTGAGAATGAAAGCACAATACGCAAAAGACATGACGATGTTATGGGTAAAGGAATGTATAACATTGCTAGTAATGCGTGGGTTGATTCTTGGTTTTATAAATTTGTAACAACGCCAATGAAGCGTCAGTTGCAAAACAAAAAGATTACGGATAATGCAAAAAGAACATTGTTAGAAATAGCTGGTGACTCAGGCATTGTTCTTAATTTGCACAAGCACGGACTTGCAATGGGGCCAAGCACATATCAAATGTCTCAAACTAGACATGGTGAATGGGTTATGGTTCACGATGCGTTGCGACAATCATATCAAAAAGAATATAAGTTAGGTAATGAGGTCTTTCCCGACCTTAGTATTCGATCTCGCGCACAAAAAACACAAAGATATTTTAGTGGCAAAAAAATTAAAACATATGAAGAATGGATTGAAGAAGTAAATATAAAGCGTATTAAGGGTGAAAAGCCTAAGACTGAAGCTGAGTCTGAGGCTATGGCATTAATAGATAACTTTTACGAAACATGGTCTAAACGTCTAGAGCAAACTGGTTTGCTTGGTAGCACAAGAAGCTTAGAGAGAAGAATTGAATATAAAAATAATCAAATAACTAAAGTATCAAAAGAATTAGACAATTTACTTAAAAACAAAGGTGGTCAGCTAAAAATAGAATATAAACAACAAAGGTTGAAACAATTACAAGACCAGCTTGATGAGTTGGAGATTGAGCTTGTTTACATTAAAGACACAAAGTTTCTCCCTGCAAACGAAGAGGTTTTTAATCCTCGTTACTGGAACGTGCAAAAAATAGAAGCTAACAAAGATCAGTTTGCTAGAATCTTATTTAACTGGTATCAAAATAATCTTGACATTGTTCAGTACAATCCGCGCACAAAAACATACGAGACAAAGACCTTAAGCTCAAACACAGATGCTATTAATGCTAGGGTTAAGGATACTATTGACACAATTACTGGCAAAAAAGATGCTGGTGATGAAACGCTAGTTTATTATGGGCGTGGTAAATCTAAGCATTTACGTCATAGGGAGTTAGACATTCCCAATGCTTTAGTTGTAGATTTTATTCAAACAAATCCTGTTGCTGTTATGCGTAACTATACTAACAGAACAGCACCTGTGTATGAGTTTCATAACAAATTTAATAGAAACATTGATGAGGTTATGGATGACGTAGATGAAGAGTTGTTTGATGCCGGATTATCTATGGCAGAGAGAAACGCTTATCGTAAGGATACGCGCCACTTATATGATAGAGTTGCCGGTACAGTATTGCGCAATCCAGATAGCTGGGATCAGAACATAGCTACAATGTTAAAGAATGCGGCACAGCTTAATTACTTAGGTTCTGCTGGCTTTTCTACATTACCTGACATGGCAAAGATATTAATGGAACACGAAATGGGTACTGTGTTTAAGGCTTTGTTTGGTGTTATGAGTGATAGTAGGGTTAGGTTATCATCTAAAGAAGGTAGGCAAGCTGGTGAGATATTAGAGATATTGCAAGGTGATGCTCATATGCGTCATACTGAGTATTTGCAAAATAATGTATTTAATACTGGTTTTGTTTCTGGAATGGTAAGTAAGTTTCATATTGCTAATATGCTTGCTCCAGCCACAAACATATTCAAAAAGTTTGATGCAATAGCTAGAGGTCACACTATTGTAGATTATTCTATGAAAGTAGTTAACAATACAGCGACTGACATGGAAGTAACGTATCTTGCTCGATATAACATTGATGCTAAAAAAGCTTCAAAAATTAAAAAGCTAGTTGACAACGGCACAATACAAAAAACAGAAAACGATTTATATCTGCCAAATACAAGCAAATGGTTAGAAAATGGCGCAGATGAAGATATCTTAAATACATTTCGATCAAGTATGAATAGTGGAATTATGAACACTATTCTTATGGGGACTCCAGCAGATAAGCCAATTGCTGTTGATGGCGTATTTTATATTCCAATCCATATAGCAAAAAACTTTGGCATGACTGAAGACTTAAAGTTTCGTGGATATGCAAGAATTGAAAACGGGTTACTTGGGCTACCCTTTCAATTTATGTCTTATTCATTTGCGGCCGCAAACAAAGTCACTGCCGCACTTGCACAAGGCCAAGTAAGAAATAGATTAGCGGTTATTCTTTCTTCTATGGGCTTGGGTTATATGGCTATGGAATTGAAATATAAGGATTGGCAAATGGAGAAAATGACTTTTGCTGATAAGATTGCTAGATCGTTTGATGCTTCTGGCATTGCGGCTTTATATTCTGATTTATTTTATACAGCAATGAATACATCTATGGCATTAGGCGGTCCTGACATAGGTATGGGCATTGTTAATCCTAAGTTTCCACAAGAGCAAAACTATGTAGATGCAGTAACTGCAATCGCTGGTGCTGGTCCTAGCTGGGGTGTAGATACAGGTAGAGCGGTTAAAGAATTTGTTACTGGAAACTATGGAGAAGGCTTCGCTGACTTTATGAAACAGATGCCATATATGCGGCTGTGGTTCTTAAAGGATGAGATCAATGGTTTGGGTAGAGCCATTGAAGGAAGGTATTAATTGAAAATTAATTCATTTTAGGGTATGTATAGATATGACTATAAACATTGCAGATAACACACCAAGAGTATCATACGCTGTGGCGCAAGGCGCAACACAGACATCTTTTACTGTTAACTTTGAGTTTTTTGATGCCGCTGATCTTAATGTATATGTTGATGGTACACTCAAAACCCTTACGGCCGATTATACCGTATCGGGTGGCAGTGGCTCTACTGGCTCTGTATCCATTAGCGTTACTGGTGTTACTGGTGGTAGCACTGTTGTTATAACGCGAGACATTGCCTTAGAGAGAACAACTGACTTTCCGGCATCGGGTGCATTCCAGATTAATTCTTTAAATACAGAACTTGATAGATTAACGGCTATTGCCGCTGACTTGTCTGATAAAGCAAATCGTTCATTACAACTTACAGATTATGACACTGCTGTATCTCTTGTTCTTCCAGATGTTGATACACGCAAAGGCAAAACCCTCGCTTTTAATGCAAGCACTGGTGCCGTTGAAGCTGGTCCTTCTATTACTGATGTGCAAACTGTATCTGCGGCATCTGCTGATATTGCAACACTAGCTGATATTGAAGATGGCACAACTGCAACAGATGCGATATCTGGTCTTGCCGCTATAAAAAGTAATGTCACTACTGTTGCTGGCATTGCATCTAATGTAACAACTGTTGCTGGACAAACAACAAATTTAGCTAATGTAACAGCTAATTTATCCGCAATACAAAATGCGGCTAGTAATGCTAGTGCGGCCGCAACTGCTAAGACTGCCGCAGAAGCGGCACAAACAGCGGCCGAACTTGCGGCAGACAACTTTGATGACACTTACCTTGGCGCAAAGTCTAGCGACCCGACTGTAGACAATGACGGTGATGCGTTAACGGCTGGTGACTTGTACTTCAACACAAGCAGTAATGAGTTAAAAGTCTACAACGGTTCAGCTTGGCAAGTTGCGGCAGTGTCTGCGGCTGGCTTGCTGACATCTGCTAATAACTTATCTGATGTTGCTAATGCGGCAACGGCTATTGCAAACCTCGGCATTAGCGCAACTGCAACAGAGTTAAATGTTCTTGATGGCATCACTGCAAGCACGGCAGAACTGAACTATACTGATGGAGTTACTAGCGCAATACAGACACAGTTAGACGCAAAGCTGACGTTAACTGGCGGTACACTGACTGGTGCGGCTATTGGCTCAACTGACACAGACACAGCAAACACTGGTAACGTCACGCTAGACTTTAGCACTAACCAGAACTTTGTATTAACGCTAACAGGCAATGTTACGCTAGACAATCCAACAACAGAACAGGTAGGTCAGTCTGGATTCATCACATTCATACAGGATGCGACAGGGGCCAGAACTGTCAGCCTTGGCACTGACTATGAAACGGCTGGTGCGGCTGGTCTTACTCTTTCAAGCGCGGCAAGCACAACAGATATTGTGCCATATGTCGTAG